CTGTGTGCCTCGCGGGCGGCCCGGCGGCCCTGATGGAGCCCCAACCGCAGAGCGGAAGCCTTGGCCAGTTCAGCTTTGTAAACGGCGTAGGCGCCAGCGCGCACTGCCCTGCCGCCGCGGCCCTGCTGCCGTTGCTGACAGGCTACGCCCGCTGTGACTGAAACCAACTCCTGAATCCATCCCGGTAGATCCACGGCAACGCAAGGGGGCGGGTTGCCACAAACGATGCGGCCCGCCCCCGCCGCGCCCGCCGGACAAACCGGCTCCCCCTCTGTTGGCATCCGGTTCCGGCCCAGGCAACACAGCGAACCGTGATCCGCAAACCCCGCAGCCCCGGCGGTTCCGCCGGGAAGCGCAAGCCCGTTCAGAAAGGAGCTGCTTTCCATGCGCCCGATCCCACGCGCGTTCCTGATCCACAGCGCCACACTGCTGGCAGCGACCGGGACGAACAACGATACTGACACGCCGGTCGCGGAGCTGTCCCGCATCCGCGTGGAAACCGAATGGACAGAAACCCGGGACCGGGAGGAAACGCGAGCGGGGCGTACCGCGCAACTGTGGTACGACGTTCGCCAGAGCCTCCCCCGCAAGGTGCAGTTCCTCCCCGGTCAGCTGGTGCTGTATCAGGGCGTGCGCTACCGCGTTGCCGCCGTTAAGGAACTGTACTGCGGCAGGCGGCTGCATCATATCGAACTTTCCCTGACTGAGTAACCGGATCGGAGGCGACCCCATGTACCGGGCACAGGCAACCGTCACCCTTTCCCCGCAAAGCCCCTTTACAGACATGGCAAAGACCGTGCAGGCCTGCCTGCCTGCGCTTTCCGCACAGGTGCTACGTGACTGCAACCGTTACGCCCGTGACGATACCGGGCGAATGATTGCCAGCTCCTACGCCGCGAGCGACCCGCGCCACGGGCGGCTGGTGTGGAACACCGCTTACGCGCGGCGCGTATACAGCGCGGGCACCCCGTCCCGAAAACATAACGCCGCGGCCAGCCTGCGCTGGTGCGAACGCGCCAAAACCTTACACACCACGGCATGGAGGGCGCTGGCCGCCCAATTGCTGGGAGGCGACGCCGCTTGAGCATTCAAACCCGGGCGCTGGCCGCGCTGATTGCGATGGCGAACGACGCGCCCCTCTTCGCCCCGGTTACGCAGGGCCCGCTTCCTTCGGACGGCGGCATCAGCCTGAACGTAACCTCCGGACATACGGAAACCGTTACCCTCTCCGGCGGGCAAACCGTTACGCTGGAGATCGCCCTGAACAGCAAACATACGGATCGCGCCACCGCGCTGGACGCGCTGTGCGCCCTACACGAAACGCTGACCCGGGCGTACGCGCTGCCCTGCGGCGACGGCTGGCAGGTTGTCGCCCTGCGCACCGCCGCCGCACCCGGCTACCTGGACCGCGACGGCGCGTACTGGCTGTACGGCAGCACCTTGAACGTAACCTACACGGCGGATTGAACCGCACGTAAAGCATAAGGAGGAAGCCCTTTGAAAATCACCCGCAACCTGATCCGCGAATATTACGGCATCCCGTCCGGCGACACGGCAGAGTACCACTATGTGAACGCCGGGTTTGTGAAATGCAGCGAGGAGAATAATCCCAAAGTGGATAAAACCGCCTTTGTGGGCGATGTGAACGCCACCTGCACCGTAACCGGCTATGAAAACGGCTGGACGTACGAGGCGCAGTACGTGCAGGGGGACCCGGTGGTAGAGGATCTGGCCGCTATCGCGCGCCAGCAGAAAACCGGGGCGGACTGCGAACGGATGCTGATCAGCGTGGATATGGCCGCGCCCTTACAGGGGCAGGCGGATACCTACGCGGCGCGGCGCTTCGCCATTGCGGTGGAGGCTACGCCCCCCGCGGGCGACCCCAAGAGCGTGGTAAAGCTCGGCGGCGCCTTCCACCAGAACGGCAATCTGACGCCGGGTTTTTTCGACGTGACCCATAGAACCTTTACCGCCGCGTCGTAACCGGGTTTATCACAGGCGGAGCGTGTGTCGGCGAACGGCCGCCCACTCCGCCGTTATCAGGGGAGGCAATTATGCGGGAAGTAACGCTTCGGGTGGAAGACCCGTCCATTCGGATCAACGGGCAGGTTTATACCCTGCGGTTGAACGACCTTACTTTATACACACGCGTGCGGACGCTGCTGGAAAAATGCGCCGGGCTTGCGGCAGGCGCGACAACCGCGGAAGCGGCGCTTGCCGTTGCCGGCGAGGCGAACGCGATCCTTACCGACGCGCTGGGCGAAGGCGCGGTCAGCGCCATCAGCGGCGGTCGACCCGTCAGCCTGTCGCTGATGCTGGAGTGGCTTAGCCTGCTGGCGCAGGAAGCCGCCGGGCACTACGCGCGGGAGGCGCTCCGCGAGGACGGCGCTCCGGGGGAGGAGGGCGCGGCTCTTGAACCCTGAGGCTTTTTCGCTGTGCCAGCCCGCGGAGCAGGCGCTGTCCGTCGCGTTAACCGGCGCGGACGGACGCGCTTACCCGATCAACCCGGATTTTCGCACGGTGCTCCGTTGCCTGCGACGGCTGAGCGACCCTGACCGCGAAACCCCGGCGAAGCTCCTTTATCTGGCGCATTATTTCTATCGGGACAACCCGCCGCCGGAAATGGCGGCGCTTTTTTCGGCATTCGTATCGGGCGGCGAAACGCAGGACGCGGATGAACCGCCGCTGATGGATTTTGAGCAGGACGCGGGCGCGCTGTACGCCTCGTTCCGGCAGCAATACGGTATCGACCTGCTCCGGCAGCCGCTGCACTGGTTTGAGTTTCGGGAACTGCTGGCGGGCCTTGCGGAGCAAACGGCGTTCGGCGCGCGGGTACGCCTGCGCATGGCGGATGAGAACGCCGTCCCGCCGGAAGAACGCGCGCGTTTGCGTCGGCTGAAGGAACAGGTTGCCGTGCGACCGCGCGTAGGGAAAGCGGAACAGGCGCTTTTGCGGGAGCTGGACCGCAGGCTGGCCGCGGGAGAAAGCCCGGATACGGTGCTGCGACAATTATCAGACAGGGAGGGATAACCCATGGCGGGAAGCGACGGCCAGGTGGTATTTACCGTGGAACTGGACGACACGGCTTTTCAGGCGGGGATGACGCGGGTGCAAAATTCGCTGGCGGAGCTGTGCCAGAGCGTGCTTGCGGCCTTCAGCCTGAGCCCCGCGCAGCTGGCGGCGGCGAACGCGGCCGGCGGGCAGTGGGCGGCAGGCTTTGCGGCGGGAATCCGGCAAAGCACCGCGGCGACCCTCGCGGCGCAGGGCGCCGTCAACACGGCCACATCCGCCGCCCGCAGCGTCGGCTCGGCAGGCGGCACAGGCGTGGGGCAAAGCATCGTAGCGGGCATGGCCGCGGGGGCCAGCGGACAAAGCGGGCTGTTAAGCGCGGCGTTAACCCGTATTATCCATGCCGCGCTGGCGGCGGCGCGGCGCGCGGCGGGCATCACCAGCCCCTCCCGGCTTTTCCGGGACGAGGTGGGGCGTTACCTGGCCCTTGGCATACAGGACGGATTTACCGATACGATGGCGCAGAGCGTACTGCCCGCGATGAACATAAGCCTTACGCAGACCGCCGCTTCGGGCAGGCAGGCGCTGAACGGCACGCTGCTGGCGGTCATCGGGCAGGCCGCGACAGAGAAAATTTCTCTGCCGGTTTTTTCACAGGCGGGAACCGCTGCGCTGAACGCGTCCGCCGCGCAGGGAGCGTACGAAACAGCGAGACCAGGCGATACGGTCTATCACGTTACGCAGAACGTCACCTTTTCGTCGCCCATGCAGGCACCGGACGAGGTGGCGCGGGCCATGCGCCGGCAGGCCGCCTACGGGCTGGCCGCCGCGCGGGGAAAGGAGGGGCGGGTATGAGCGATTTTTCGGTTTGCTGGGTGCGCGGCGACGGCGGCACGTTCACCGCGGACGGGGGCCTGATGGGGCTGACCGCCGCCGAAGGCCTGAACGAGCCGGCACTGGAGGTGTTCAGCCAGAAGGCCGCCCTGGGGGACGGCGATCTGATCACCGGTTCGCGTGTGGGCAGCCGCGAACTCACCTTCACCTGTAAGGCAAGGCGATCCGCCTACAATGACCTGCTGGTGCGCGCTCTGCCCTCGTTCTTTATCGCTTCGCAGTCTTATGATGTGCAGATTCACCGCGGAGGCGACTGCCGCGTCGCAACCGGTTGCCGGTTAAGCGCGCTGGAAATCCCCACCGAGAACCCCGCCAAACCCGTGACGGTCAAACTATCTTTTCTGATGCCGGAAGGGTATTTTTTAAGCGAGGACGGCTTCGGGCAAAACATTGCGGGCATCCGAGGGCGATGCGGGTACCCCTACGCGGCGCTTGGCACCTGTGGCCGTTTATACGGCCTGTACGCCTATGCGCAGACCGTGTATCTGGAGAACGACGGCGACGCGGAGGCATACTGCAAGGCCGTGCTGTACGCGCGCGGAACGGTCGTCAACCCCCGTATCCAGACCGGCGGCGGATATGTGCGCCTCCTCGCTACCCTCGCGGCGGGCGACACGCTGGTGATCGACGGCAAGACGAAAAGCATGGAAAAAAACGGTGTAAACGCCGCCGCCCTGCTGGATAAAGCGAGTAATTTTTCAAGCCTCGCCTTCGCGACCGGCACCAACACCATCGGCTACACCGCCGACGTGGGCGCCAACGTGCTGGATGTGTACGTATATTACAACAAACGCTTTCTGGGCGCGTAGAAAGGCGGTCCATATGGATATCTGGGGGCTGGATCAGGCCCGCCGCCCCGTGAAAACGCTCCGGTGCCTGAATGTGCAATGGAACCGGCGTTATTACGAACCCGGGGATTTTCAGGTGCAGCTGCGCGCCTGTGACTGGGACACGGGCATCCGTTACCTCGATCTGCGCGAGCGCCCGGAAACCGGCATGGTGCAGAAGGTGGAAACCCAGCGCACCGTGAAGGGGGATTTCGTGCTGGTCGGCGGATATTTTCTGGAAGGAATGCTCAACTGGAAAGCCCTGTACCCCCGGGTACAGGCGAGCGGCAACGTATCCGCCCTGTGCCGGTCGCTTGTCGCCGACAGGCTGACGGATGTGGGCATTACCGTACCCACCGGGGCCAGCCTGGGCGGCATCGCCGCGCTGGATACGCTGGGCGAGCCGCTGGGCGACGTGACTTTCGCCCTGCTCCGCCAGCAGGGGCTGAGCCAGCGTATCCGGATGGACGATACGACAGGCGCTCTTTCCTACGAGGTGTGGCAGGGAATGAACCGTACCCAGCGGCAGCAGAGCCACCCGTACGCGGTATTCAGCCAGGGGTTCGGCACTGTGGACGGCCTCACCCTTACGCAGGACAGCAGCGATTACCGCAATTTTGTTATCGCCGCCTACGCGGGTACCACCATGGCGCTGGATTGCCGGACCGACCTGACGGAGCCGGTGCGCTCGCTGTATCTGGACACCGGGCTTACCCTGACCGACGGACAGGCGGAGGCGGACCTGCTGGCGGCGGTACGCACACGGGCGCTGACCGAGCTTGCCCGTCATCCGTATCAGCAGAGCCTGAACGCCGACACACTGCAAAACAACCTGTTTTACCGGACGGACTACGATCTGGGCGACCTGTGCGACGTGCGCGACGACCGGTTGAACCTGTCTTTCGAGGCCCGCATTCTGGAAGTGAACGAGGTCTGGAAGGAAAACGCGAATACCGTAACGCTTGAATTTGGCGACGAATCCCCAACGGTTGGTTAATAAGGAGGCTTTTTATGGCGGTATCCTGGCCCTTTGATTCCACCCTGACCCAGGATGAAAACGGCAACCCGGTTTATTCAAAGGCGTACAGTTCGGACGTGATCGCGAAAATCCTTGCCAAATACTTTCGCAACGGCGTGTATCTGGACGTTGCCACCAGCTTTCAGGTGGTAACCGCCCAAGGCATGACGGTGAAGGTACATCCCGGCTACGCCAACCTGAACGGGCGGCAGGTATACGAGGAGGCGGAACGGGTGCTGACCGTGCAGGCCGCCGACGCCAGCCTGGACCGTATCGACAGTGTGGTGCTCCGCTTAAACCTGTTGCCCGCGGCGCTGAGCATCGACCTGTACGTGGTGCAGGGCACGGCGGCCGCGTCGCCCACAGCCCCGCAGCTCACCCGTAACGCAAGCGTCTGGGAGCTGGGGCTGGCCAACCTGTTTATCGCCAAAGGCACCGTCGGCATCACGCAGGAACGCATTACCGATACCCGACTGGACAGCAACCGCTGCGGCGCGGTCGCCACCATCATCGCGGATACGGACACTTCCGCCTACTACGCGCAGATCGCCGCTGATCTGGCAGCCTTCCGCACCGGCCGGGAAGCCGAATTCGACGCGTGGTTTGCGTCTATCCAGAACACGCTGGGTTCGGACGTCGCCGGAAACCTGCTGGCCCAGCTCCAGCAGCTGGACGCGAAGAAGCAGAACCTGCTCACTTCCGCCAGTCCCCTGCCCGTAACGTTAGGCGGCACGGGCGCAAACGCGAAAAGTGCCGCCCTGAAAAACCTTGGCGGATCGCGGCTTGCGGCGGCAGGCAGCGCGACCGGCATCGTCAATATCACCATCCCCGCAGGCAGCAACAACGCGTCGGTCACCGTATCCGCCGCTGACCTGTCCGCGGCGCGGGATGGGACGGCCACGCAGAACAAAATCGCGTTGTGTTCGCTGATGACCTCCTACCCGCAGGGGCGTTCCTGTTCCGTCGGCAGTCTGGGGGACAGCCTCACCCTTTGCGCGGGCCTGCCCACAAACGCCACGTCGGATACGCTGGTGGTGGTGCGCTGGCTGGTGCTGTACCTGTAAAACAGCGGAGGCGTCCGCTAAAGGAGAAAACGAGAATGGCAACCAAAGTGACCAACGCGGCGCTGATCGCCACAGGCCGGGAGCTGCTGGCCTACGCGGAAAAGACGACCATCCCCTACACGGCCAACGGGATGGATCTGAACGGGATGGATTGCCAGGGGCTGGCGGAATACCTGCTGATCCGGTGCGGCGTGCCCAGAGCCGAGTGCAACCTGCCGGGCAGCAACGCCCACTGGCGCAGGTGCGTATGGACGGGCACGCCGGAGGAATGCGCTAAAACCTTCGGCTGTGTGCCGGGCGGGACGTTTGTGTTTATCTGGGAAGAAGCCGGCGCGCCGGACAAGTACGCGGGCGACGGGCTGGGAAACGCCGGGCACATGGGCGTATCTCTGGGGGACTGCGCGCTCCACGCCAGCAGTTCCCGCGGAAGGGTGGCCGAAAGCAAATTTGCGGGTAAGACCATCCCGGGCGGGGGCTGGAATCGCGTAGGCCTGTCCTGCTGGGTGGATTATGGCTTAAGCGAAGCGCAGCAGGCAAAAATATGCAGCCCGGCGGCGGAAGCAGGCGAGTCTGCCGCTTCGGACGCCTCTGCGACGGAAAACGCACAGGATCAACCGATCGCTTCCGACACGTCGCTCGCCGAGGACACATCCGGGTTTTACCCGGTCAAATCCGGGTGCAAAGGCGGGGCTGTGCGGCGGCTGCAAGCGTGGCTTTCGGATCTGGGCTACGATCTGGGCGCATACGGCGCGGACGGGGTTTTCGGCCCCGCGACCACCGCCGCGGTACGCGCATTTCAGCAGCAGCGCGGCCTGACCGTGGACGGATACGTAAGCAAGCGCACCTGGGCGGCGCTGGCGCAGGCGCGGCTGGCCGCGATGCAGGAGGCGAAAGGCTGAAATGAGCGAAGGGATGCTTGCCGCGCTGCTGTCGTTGCTGGGGACCGTAACCGGCACATTCGGCGGGATACTGGTGTCCAACAAGCTGGTCAACTACCGGCTGGAACAGCTGGAGCGCAAAGTGGATCAGCACAATACCCTGATCGACCGGATGTACTGCGCCGAGAAACGGCTGGATGTGTTCGCCGAGCAGATGAAAACCGCCAACCAGCGCATTGACGACATAACGGAAGTATAGGAGGTAAAGCATATGGAACAGAACCGGTTAAAATCCCCCGTGGTGTGGACGTCCATCGCGGCGCAGGTGCTGTCTCTGCTGGTGTTGCTGGGTGTTGTGGATACAGGCCTGAGCAACGCGCTAAACAGCGTGGTGGCCGCCGCGTTGCAGTTGCTGGTGGTGCTGGGGGTGCTCAACAACCCAAAGGACGGGGAAAACTTCTAATCCCACAGGCTGCTGGGGTTCAAAGGCACCATGATCCCCTCCGGGCGGGAACGTGACGCGCTACGGTGGCCGGAATTTTCCCCAGCGGTGGTATCCGCTTCAGGGCTTAACAGTGCGCGCTTCGGCAAAATTCCGGGGCGTGCGCTTTTCTTTTGCATAAATTTCCATCCAATGCTTGACAAACACATCCGCATCGGTTATAGTCTGTCCATAAACCTGTGACGCGGATGAGTAAACGCCTTGCCCGATTCGTAGAGAGCCGCCGGCGGTGGGAGTGCGGTATGAGGGTACGCGTTGAATGGACCGCCGAGGGCGGAGCGAAAGGCAATGGGCACAACCCCCTGCCGTGAGCGACCGACGGGAGCTTCACCCGTTATCCGCGAAGCGCATATGCTGGTATGCGAAAGCGAGCGGCCGAATTTTCGGCAAACTGGGTGGCACCGCAGACATTCAAAGTCTGTCCCAATTCCTTTGGAGTTGGGGCAGGCTTTTTTGTTTTTCCGGCAACCCCGCCCCGCATCCGGCGAAAATAAAGCAAGGAGGAACCCCGCCATGAAAAACATCCCCTACCGGTACTATCTTCCCGAAAACAAGGTGCCCAAAGCGTGGTATAACCTTCGCGCCGATATGCCGGAGAAGCCGGAACCGCTGATCAACCCCGGCACCGGCAAGCCCGTAACGCCGGACGACCTGCGCCCCGTGTTCTGCGACAAGCTGATCGCGCAGGAGTTGGACAACGACACCCCGGAGTTTGAAATTCCCGGACCGATCCTGGATATGTACCGTATCTACCGCCCCTCGCCGCTCGTGCGCGCCTATCGACTGGAGCAGGCACTGCAAACCCCAGCGCACATCTACTACAAATTCGAGGGCAACAACACCTCCGGCAGCCACAAGCTTAACTCCGCGCTGGCGCAGGCGTTTTACGCCAAGGATCAGGGCTTAACATCACTCACGACCGAAACGGGCGCGGGGCAGTGGGGCACGGCGCTGGCCGAGGCGTGCGCCGCGTTCGGGCTGGACCTGACCGTGTTTATGGTGAAAGGCTCCTATATCCAGAAGCCCTACCGCAAAGACGTGATGCGCACTTTCGGCGCGAACGTGATCGCCAGTCCCAGCGACACCACCGAAGCCGGGCGCAAAATCCTCGCCAACGACCCGAACACCACCGGCAGCCTTGGTTGCGCCATCTCCGAAGCGGTGGAAAGGGCCGTAACCACGCCCAACTGCCGCTACGTGCTGGGTTCTGTCCTCAATCAGGTGCTTCTCCACCAGTCCGTGATCGGGCTGGAAAGTTACGAGGCGCTGATGGAATACGGCGAATATCCGGACGTGGTCATCGGCTGCGCGGGCGGCGGCAGCAACCTGGGTGGGCTGATCGCCCCCTTCATGCGGGATACACTGCAGGGCAAACGCAAGGGCACCCGTTACGTGGCCGTGGAACCCGCCAGCTGCCCGTCGCTGACACGCGGACGGTACGAGTATGACTTCTGCGATACTGGCAAGATCACGCCCATGGCCAAGATGTACACGCTGGGTTCCGGCTTTATCCCCTCCGCCAACCACGCGGGCGGCCTGCGCTACCACGGCATGAGCCCCATCCTGTCCAAGCTGTACCACGACGGCTACATGGAAGCCGTAAGCTACGAGCAAACCCAGGTGTTTGACGCGGCGGTGCAGTTTGCCCGCATCGAAACCATCCTGCCCGCGCCGGAAAGCGCCCACGCTATCCGCTGCGCCATGGATGAGGCAATCAAATGCCGTGAAACCGGCGAAGCGAAGAACATCCTGTTCGGCCTGACCGGGACGGGTTATTTCGACATGAGCGCCTATTCCAGCTATCTCGACCACACCATGACCGACTACGTGCCCAAAGACAGCGAGATTGCCGCGCGGTAAACCGGCGGGCACACACAACAAAAGGGGCGGCCGCGTATCTCCTCCGCGCGGCCGCCCCGAACTGTATTCCATTTTTTATATTCTCAGGAGCGAGTTAAATTTCCCCTAATACAAAGCAGTGCCGTTCGTGGTCGATCACCACGCCCACGGATTCCAGAAAGCTGTAGACCGTCACCGTGCCCACAAACTTCATGCCGCGTTTGCGCAGGTCGGCGGATACCGCGTCGCTCAGCGGGGAGCTTACGGGGAGCTCGGTTACGCTTCCGATGTCGTTCACCACCGGCCCGTTGGGGATAAAGCTTTGCAGATAACGGTCGAAGGAACCGAATTCCTTTTGCAGCGCCAGAAACACCCGCGCGTTAGTAATCGTGGCGTTGATTTTCAGGCGGTTTTTAATGATCCCCTCCGCAGATAACAGGCGCCCCACATCGCTTTCGCCGTACGCGGCGATTTTCACCGGGTCAAACCCGTCAAAAGCGCGGCGGAACGCCTCCCGCTTGCTTAACACGATATACCAGGACAGCCCCGCCTGGAAGCCCTCCAGAAAGAGCATTTCGTACAGCTTTTGGTCGTCGTGGCAGGGGCGCCCCCACTCGTGATCGTGATAGTCGATCATCAGATCGCCCTGCGGCCAGCTGCAACGTCGGGTTTCAAGCATGTCCCTCTCCTTCCGAAGCGGGCGGCTGTTCTCCGCCGCGTTTCCAGCGAATTTTCATGTACCCGGTCAACAGCCGCAAATCATTCCAGAAGCCGTCAAAGAAGCGCGCGCGAACGGCGCTTACCAGGATCAGCATGGCAATCGGCCCCAGAATCAGCCCGATGACGCCGCCCAGCCGCATGCCCACAAACATGCCCACCAGCGACAGCAGCGGCGACATACCCATGTTGTACCCCAAAAGCTTCGGGTCCAGCAGGCGGCGCAGCAGGCTGTACGCCACATAAAAACACAGGATCGCCCAACCGGAATGCAAGTCCTGAATCAGGAAACACACCAGCGCCCACGGCAGGTAAAGCACACCGCAGCCAAACTGGGGAATCAGCTCCAGCAGCGCCGCCACCACACCCAACAGCGCGGCGTAAGGGAAACCCATGAATTGAAAGTAAACCGAGGAAAGGATCATAAGCAGAAAAAACCACAACAGCTGTACCCGCACATACCCGATCGCGCCTTTGACCGCCGAGCGCCGGAGCGTGGACAGGCTGCCTTCTTCCACATGCTCCCGGCTGTGAATCAGGCGGTTTTTAAGCTCCGGGTATTGCTTGGTAATAAAGTAGACGCCCAAAATCAGAAAGTTGGCGTAGATAATCGCGTAAGGCAGGCTGGTCGCCACGTTCACCAGTGTGTTAAGCGACGTGCCCGCCAACCCGGTCGCCTGTTCGCCCAACCATTTAAACGCGGTGTTCAACCCGTCGCGCAGCGTATCGCTCACGCTGACGGACACGGTTTGCGCCGCGTTCAGCAGCCGGTCGCTGGCCATCCGCAGCACACCAATG